CTTTCGGGACCGCTACTTGTCTGCTTTCGCAGCGAGTTACATTTTGTGGCTTCCACACAGGAGAATTATCATGACGGTGACTTATGTTCAGATTTACGCCCTTAGATCTATCCCTGGGATTGATAGGTGTTATACCTACATTCCCCAAGAATGGATCGCTGGTAACTTCGTGCCCTCGTGGTCACTGGAAAGTGACGACTTTGGTTTCGTAGTTACTCTGGTCGATGGTCTGATCATTCTTCTCGATCATGACGAATCTACCTGTGTTTCTGAAATACTGAAAAAGGTTTATGAGATCAGAGACGAGATTGAAAACCTCGGCGATGATACCATGCTCTTTTCAGTTTCATCATTTGGACGTTAGACCGAAAGGTCGAAGCGTCCACGGGAGGAAACGTGCGCTTTTTGGAAAAGCTTGTAGACGTCTTGCTCATGATGTTCTTGTTGATCATCGTGATTTCTTCGGTGTCAACATTTACATTATGGCTCGTCGTCCTTGGGCGATTCCTCTGGCACGCGTAACTAACCCGGTCTGCATAGGAGTTTTGTATGGACAAAGGCCCTAAGATCGTTCCCCGGGGGCCGAGGAAGCGTTTTTCCTTGGTTCCACTTCTCGTAGTCTGCCTCACGGCTTACTACGTCAGTTTGAGCCTTGGATGCGCTACCTCAGATTCTCCGGAGTTCGAGATCAAGGTCAAGTCCAAGAAGCAGGATGGGTAGCAAGACAACAACCAGGACGTTTACATTGGGTGGGTGGAATATCCACTACAATGGAACGGCCGAGACCCGCACACGTACAAGTATAACATACTCGTACGTTACGACAATTAATAGTTCATTTCTCTATAATTGGCGTAAGCTGATCGCGGATGGCAGTAATGCCACTACTGGTCTAACTGTCAATGCTCAAACCGTTCAAGTTAATGAAGGCTTTGTAAAAGCCTACTATAAAGTGAACGGCACGGGAAACCTGATGGGGGATGAGTTAACTCCCATCCTCGATCTTGTTACTGGTTTCCCCCATTTCTGCTCTGTCCCTTGCAGATGCCAGGGCTACCAGGAAACTTTATGCTGGTATTCGCGAGGCCCATCAGCAATTCGCTGGTGGGGTATTCCTCGGTGAAATCCATCAAACGGTTAGCCTGATAGTGTCTCCTGCCAAGGCCATTCTAAAATTGACCCAGAAGTATCTCTTCAAGCAACGTACGCTTATAAAGCGTATGCGCAAGAAAGGTGCTTCTTCTAAGTCGATCACGAAGGCTATAACAGGAAACTACCTCCAATGGACATTCGGTGTTCAGCCTTTAATGGCTGACATCGAAGATGCTACCCTTGCCTTGAAGCGTGCCATGGATGATCCACCCAGGCACTTCTTCGTTTATACTGGCAAGGCTGACTCAGGTCCAGTTAAGACTGCTTACGGCCCAACATCTGTTGGGTCGGTGTCCTTCAATAAGAACGAAGAGAATTCTCAACGTTCCTACGTGAAGTACTATGGAGTCTTCGAGGAAGCAAAGAGAGATCCTGGTTTACTAGCTCGCATGCAGCACGTTGCATCTTTGTCAGGGTTTTCCCTGGCTCAGGTGATTCCGACTGTTTGGGAGCTTATACCGTTCTCTTTTGTCGCTGACTATTTTGTTAATATCGGCGACATGCTTGAAGCCGTAATGACTGATACGTCGAGTGTCAAATGGATTTCGCGCACCGCAGTTAACGAAGCTATCCGTATCTACAATGTAGTTCCGGACGGCTGCGCTGCTGCTAAGGCGTTAAATCCAACATTTGTGTATCAATCGACTTCAGGCGCCCCTGGTTCAGTAACCCTCACTACGAGGAGCATTTCCCGTTCAGCGTCGAGCGTTCCATACCTGGAACCTCGTTTAAACTTCGATCAATCAGGTAGGCATATTGCAAACCTGGCTGCTCTCGTGCTGAACAGGCGTACCGTCCGTTAGTTAGGACGTTAAATGAAGAGGTTTATTCCATGACTTGGAATCCTACGACGCCCATTACAGGCGCCGCACAGACTGGTTTCACAACCCCGACGTATACCATCGCGTCGGATGTGGCTCCGGATGTGAACGGAAAGCAGCATGCAGTTACTGCGCTGGGTGGTACCCAAGCGGGTGTCACCGCGCATTCGATCCAGAGTCCTTTCACTGTCACGTTCGTCCGTCCGAGGGTGTTCAAATACCTCGGTAAGACGAACCCAGTGACCGGGCTCCTTCCGAATGTGCCCAAAAACACCTGGAAGATTCTCATCCGTAAGGGTGTGACTCCTCTGGCTGGCCAGCCGGCCTCCATCATGAATATCACGATCACTTGTGACATTCCTGCTGGTGCCGACACCGCTGATGCGGCGAATATCCGTGCTGCCTTTTCGGCGGCTATCGGTGCTCTAAGTCAACAGAGCGCCGGTATCGGTGATTCTGCCGTTTCTGGGATTGCCTGATTACTAGCTTCGGCTAGTTGGCTTTCTCAAACCAACCAACCTAGTCTTCAACTAGGTCACCAGGAGCGTTCTCATGTATGATTATACTGAGATAAGTAACTGTCTGCATACTGATCTTCCTGAAAGCTTAAATCCATTTCCAACTTCGGACATGGATCTTAGCTCCATCCGAGCTTTGTCAATGAAGTCCTCGTTCCTTAAAAAGAACGTTGACATCATCAAGCCTGATGCTGATCAGCAATGCCTTGAGTTGTTTGTTTCTTGCAACTCAAAGTGTACTGACTTCAGCTTAAAGCCAACAAAGCTCTTCCATGATGTGTTCCTTGGAGAATTGAAAAATATTCTCTGGAACATATTCATAGATGGAACCGGCCAGACTGTCTCTCTTCATGATTTGTGTAGTGAGATAATCCCTGGACCCGGTGCGTCTCTCGGAGCTCGGTCTTATAACTTCTATACGAAGCTATTTGACTCTCCATTGACGTACACGGATGATCGGTTACCAGCATTATATCGCTGGGCAATACGTCACAATCCTACCTGGGTTGCCGCGGAACAGCTGCGTCAGTCCAGATATGGAGTCCGTAAAGTCGCAGGAAACCGTCTTTCTTTTGTTCCAAAGACGTCCGCAATCTCACGATCAATCTGTACCGAGCCGTCTCTGAATATGTTATTTCAGAAAGGGTTAGGGACTGTGATTGAGGGTTTGTTGAACCGCCATTTCAGAATTGATTTGGCAGTTCAACCCGAGATCAACAAGAACCTAGCTAGACTTGGGAGTATTGACTCGTCTTTCGGGACGATCGACCTCAAGTCCGCTTCGGACAGTATCTCGCTTAACCTCCTTAATGAGCTACTCCCGCCCTATGTTTTGGACTGGATTATGCTTTTCAGGAGTCCTGTTGTCGTCTTCCCAGACGGCAGCAGTAGTAAGCTTGATATGGTGTCGTCTATGGGGAACGGTTTTACTTTTCCCTTACAGACGCTGCTATTCGCGAGTGTCGTTCGAGCGTGCTATCGGGTACTCGGGATAAAACTTGAGTATCTGAATGGCAGACCAAGGAACTTTGGGGTATTCGGTGACGACATAATAGTCCGTAAGGACGCTTATGAATTTGTCATCTCATGCCTTGAATTACTTGGTTTCATGGTAAACACGTAAAAGTCGTTTAACGTGGGCTCGTTTCGAGAGTCATGTGGTGGGGACTATTGGGCAGGCTCCAATGTTCGCGGAGTCTACTGCAAAACCCTTCGCCATGTGACCGACGTCTACTCAACGATTAACAGAGTAGTGCGTTGGAGTTCGGATTCTGGGATCCCATTATACCGCTTGTATAGCCTGCTCAATGCTAGGTGCCGGTTCTTACCGGTGCCTCAGCATGCAGGTGACACAGAAGGTATTAAGGTGCCTTTATCCTTCTTAAAGAAGACCATTCGTGATGTAAACGGGAGCATCTATTACTCTGCTCTTGTCCCTCTCACCGTCGACTTTAAGGTTCCAACGGGCGATGCTGAGAAACGACGGTATCCAGGAGGGAAGAAGGAAATTCTCTTCAACCCCGATGGTACTATCGTTTCTTTCGTAGGAGGTTACCTCCGGAACGGCCGGATCTCTCTTAGGTCCAGTGATGGCCCTAAGGTACGCCGGTATAAAGTCCGTCGTCGATTAACTCCCCATTGGGACTACATTGACACGGCTGGTTCTAGGAACCAAGTGCATGACTGGGAAGTCATGCACGGGCTTTTGCACGCTTTCGTGCTAAGCCAGGCGCCGACTAAATAACCACATCGGCGCCTCCGGGACATGAGTTCGACCCTCACTCTGTGAGCTAGAATTTCTCTTTGCTCAATTTTGCAAAGGCCCTGCATGTC